ATTGGTAATCTGATAGGACTAAATTTTCTATCCACAATATCACCAAAATTAAATATTAAATATAAATCTAATGCAATATATGCTCCGAGTATTATAGCTTCAAATAAACTGACAAAAAGTAAACCTGCGACAGGTGGAAATGTTGAGAATGCCGCAGAAGCAGTTGACGCAACAACAGCCGTTTGACCAGGTATTAAAGTAGCGATATAAATAATAAGTCCCGCTAAGAGAAAAACCGCAAAATTATTCCATAAAAAAGCTACAATAGAATATATAATTAGAAATGGAATTCCAATGATTTGTATTATTTGTAGAATAATTGCAAATATAAAAAATAATAGGTCAAAATTTCTGAATCCATCATTTACCGGAAATTTATTAATAGTACTTTCGCAATCTTGACTATCAATTTCTTTTATCCCAATAAATTGACCTCTACCACCATTTTTAAACTCATCAATTAATCCCGCAACAGTATAAACTTTATTAAAATTAAATTCATAGAAAGTATCATCACAATTGATAATTTCGTTCAACCTATTTAATTTTTGAGGTGATGTATTAAAACCTTGAGTATATCCACTCCAAGCCAATCCAAAATAATATGTACTTTTTAATAAAGGATTTGGATTAAGATTTGGGTCGTTCTGTGAGGACCAATACTCCTTGATATTTGGAACCAAATAATATGGTCTTCTAACTTGTTCACTTAAATTTGCGGATTGTTGCCATTTAATTTTAAATCTATACTTAGCTTTAGTTGGTATACCAACAGTTGGGTCGTTTGATATTATTTTTTCACCAAACTCATTAGTTACGAAATAATCCAAATTCATTGGTAATTCGGTTAACCACACACCATTACCATCAATAATATTACCTGATTGTTCCAATTGATGTTGTTCTAAAACAGGATTACCATCAGAATCTTGGTAAATAGTTTGTCTAATTGCCAAAATTTGCCCTGGTCCCGCAACTAATGAACAAAGATTTCCCATATCATCTGCAGGCCTTGCGTTTGGTCTAACTCTGTAACTATCGGAAGTTGAATAAATTGACCCCATGAATACTGAGGTTGGTTGAATGTCAACATTGGCGTCATCCCTTAAATCAAAATCAACTCGATTTATTGCAATATTACACAATTCAGGGTCTCCCCAAAGAGGTGATACTTCAACATCTTTAGTTAAATTAATGATTTGTGGTAAAGAATTTAAATCCGTTGATGTTCTAAATCTATTTCCCGCCACTTGAGTATCACTAGCAAGTCCCATTCTAATTAAATCTTGAGGTGTTAATGAAAATTCCCCAATATCAGATAAATCAACATCCATAACTAAAGTATGGTTACCTTGAGGGACCCCCATTATCATATAATCCCCACTATCATTTGTTTTTACACTATACTTGTAATATTTGTCATATATTTCAAATGTAGTTAATCCTGTTAGCACATCTAATCTTGATGGTAATGTCCCTGTTGCTGCGTGAGAGGAGTATGATTGTTCATACGGAAGTAAATTATATCGATACCCATCTTCATTTTTGTCATTGGGTGATTTGTATGGATATATACTTGAAATTATAGGATTTGATTCGTCAACCGGAGCAATTGGAATAAAAACTGATACTCTTGCATTTGGTATCCCAAATCCATTATTTGCGGTCACTCTACCAACAACAACACCATATTGAGCACAACTTTTTGTATAAATGTCTTCTTGTTGTAATGTTAGTGATAAAATCTCTAAAAATTCAAATTGCTGGTCTAATTGAATGTTAATTGATTTATTAATTCCTAACTCTGTTCTTATTCTATATGATTGACCCATCAAGTTACTTTAATTTATAAATAGTTTATGTGAGATTTTTAAAACGCCCACACCACTAAATAATAAACTAAAGAAAAATAAAGTGAACTTCTTATGAAAAAGTTACTGATTGGAAGTTTTTAACTGAAATTCTAATGTCCTTATTTGGATATCGAACTTGGTATACTTGTGAAGGTTGAGCAAATATAGTATCGTCAACAGAGCTAATTAATTTTGTTTCTTCATTTGTATACGCCATTGATGTTTCAGCCGAAGAATATTGTCCTCCCACTTCATTAAAAACATCAATATTTGCAACCGTTAAAACACCATTTGTATTTTGTATTATACTTCTAACCTCAGAAAGATATACATTTTCACCTAATTGTCTTGTTTGAGGATTAAAGTATGCCGATACTTTATCAATAACACTAGCAATAACTTGTCCTGAATTTTGAGCAGAATCTAAAACGATAGAAATATCCATACTTAAATCAATTACTTCAGCAGTTAATATTGAAATATAATCATTCATCATCCTATAATTTGATAAGTAATTTGCAATGTTTTGTTTTAAAGTATTAGAAACAATATTGGTTAATTTTCCTGAAGTATCATAAGATAATATTTGGATTAATATTTTATTATCGTTTTCAGTAATCGCAACTTTAGCAGGTGCACCGAATTGAGCCGGCATATTTCTAATTAACGATTCATAATCTTGAACTGTTACCGCTCGTTTTTGAGCTGCGAAGTTAAACGAAACATAATTTCTAATTTCTTCTAATGATGGAATCCCCGCACCTCCAACCGCAGCGGTCACATTAACACATCTTAATGAATTAACCACTGATGAGTTTGTCGTTTCTGATGGTCCGTTAACAAAGAAAGAAACCGTTCCAATTTGATTAATAACATTTGTTCCTAAATTTGTTGCTAACCCTCCACCAATTCTATATTGAATAAACAAAGTAGAATTAGGAGTTAAAGTTGAACCTAATGAAAAGTTGTTTGAATATTTTTGTAATTCTAATGTTGTCCCTAAAGTTGTAAATTGATTTAATTGGTCTTGAGCGGTATTTGTTCCACCACCAAATGTCATTTTTTTAAACCCTTCAGGTGTATACTCTGTAATGAATCTATTTTGAGTTTGAATATATTTACCAACTTTAATTCCGGGTTGGTCCGAAACTTTTGTTGGGTCTTCGATAAAGACCCTATCTTCCGCTAATGCGTCAACTTCATACAATCTATTATCCAAACCTAAAAATTCTGCCGTTGTTGGAGTGTTTGTATAATTTGTTCCATTTTTTAATAAAACACTAGTTATACCTAAAACATTTTTTTCAGGTAAAAATAATTCAAAGAATGGTCTAACATCATTAGCTCCAATAACTCTTTTGAAAACTTTTGTAATACCATTAACAACAATTTCTCTTTTAGTAATCGTGTAATTAACTAATATATTATTAGCGTTAAAATTTGGGATTTTTAATCTATTTGGGAATCCTTGAGCGTTGTAAGGTGACGCAAAATCAATGTCATAAACATTCTCAAATACAACACCTGCACCGACAACTTGTGACCCTCGAGATAATGTTCCAAGATATCTTTCATCTTCTTTATCTCCGAACGCCGGGACTGTGACTGAAAAGTCAACTAATGCGACGGATGGTCTTTGTCCGGGTAATTTTAGCCCGTATGTTCTGGCAATGTTATAAATTGATGACCTTTGTTGTGCATATTGTAGAACTGTTTCTTGAACACTTCTATCAATATTATAATGTAAGTTATCCGCGACCGCAGCATTTAAATCAAGAAATACCGTGAAAACCGAAGCGTCATTAAAATCTTGAATTAAATCAGGATAGTATGTTTTTGCATAATTTAAAAGGTCTGCTCTTATCGATTGATAATCTCTACTGCTATACGATATTCTATTATTTGCCATAGTTTTTAAATATTAATAATAACAAAATCACTTTGACCAAAAGTTGACCCATTGGTTGAGTAATCTATTCTTATTTTTGCGGTGTATTCAGATGTTCCTTTTCCGGGAAATCTATATATTGATGATTCGCTTGTTCCCACAAAATTTTGTCCTGTCGCAATATCCGCTTCTTCTTGTGGGTCGGCCGGTGTTATACTTAAACTATTAACCAATAAATTCGGCATAAAGTTTTGGATAGCGTCTCTAATATCGGATTCAATCGCATTAAAAGTTAATGAATCGAATGGTTCGAATAAAAACTCATATAATCTTGTCCCAAATTCAGGTAGAAAATATCTTGAACCTTTTCGAGTCAATAATAAATGAATTAAATCACCTTTAATTTCTTCTGATTGTAGTTCCGTTAATTGGAGGTAATCTCCTCTTAAGGAATCTCTAAACGGGAAATTAATACCATATGTTACACCATTTGCCATAGTTATAAATATATACTTCTATTTTTTTCTTATAAATAGATAAAAAAAGAAAATCCCAACAAATTGTTGGGATTTTTATTTTAAGATGAACAACCAAAACATTCAAATTGACTATCTTCAGGTTTAGTTGATGTGTTAATTATTTCAACTTTAGGTGTTTCCACATTTGTTTTTGGTTTTTGAATTTTTGAAACATCGACCGCTAAATGTTTTGCCCCTGTTGATATTGCCTTGGTTCTAACATAATAACAAAGAGTTTTCAATCCTTTTGACCACGAATGGAAATGAGATGAAGTTATTTTTGATAATGTTGGATTCGACATATAGATATTCATTGATTGAGATTGGTCAATAAATGGAGCTCTATCTGCTGCCATATCAATTAACTCTCTTTGAGATATCTCCCAAATAGTTTTATACTTGTTAATTAAATGTTCAGCTCTTTTAACTTTTTTAGTGTAATTTCTATCTTCAGGGTCAAGATAATTGTTGAAATTAATATTTTGAATTGAACCTTCATTTAGAATAATTTCATTTTTCAAATCTTCATTCCAAATACCAATTTTTTCAAAATCAGTAATTAAATACTTGTTTACAATTAAAATCTCCCCACCCACAACTCGTCTATTAAATAAGGCAGAGTGAGCCGGTTCAGTCATTTCAAATGAACCTGTAATCTTAGCCGAAGACGCTACAGGCATTTGAGCCGTGAATAAACTATTACAAACACCATATTTTTTAACATCTTCTTTCAATGAATTCCAATCTAAAAATAAATCAGATTCGTTCAATCCCCACATATCAAATTGTAATACACCTTTTGACATTGGAGAACCTTCGAAATGTTTGTAAGGTGTTCTAACACCTGATTTACATAATTCCATACTTTCAGTCACTGCTGCGAAGTAGATTGCTTCAAAAATGTTTTTGTTTAGACTTTTCGCTTCTTCAGATGTGAAGATATAATCCATCAAATAGAATACATCAGCAAGACCTTGAGTTCCGATTGCAATTGCTCTTTGTTCAAGACCTCCTTTCAATCCTTTCTCAGTCGAGTAGTTGTTTTTATCAATAACATTGTTCAACGCTCTTACAACTTTTTTAACTTCACTAATTAAAAGATTATAATCAAATTTACCATCTCTAATAAAATTCTTCAATACGATAGATGACAAAGTGCAAATCGCAGTAGTTTCTTCATCTGTAAATTGATAAATTTCATTACAAAGATTAGATTGTTTGATAACCCCGATGTTTTGGTGATTCGTTTTTCTGTTTGCATTGTCTTTTGAACATAAGTAAGGAACTCCAGTTTCAATTTGAGATTCAACAATTTTTGACCAAATGTCTTGAGCTTTGATTTTCTTACCAAGACCCATCTCAACTGCTTTGTTATAGTTCGCTTCATATTCTTCACCATAACACTCTTGAAGTGGTTTGATTCCCGCTTTGATAATATCGTTAGGACAGAACAAATACCAATCTCCATTATCTTTAACCGCATTCATAAAGTTGTCCGGAATCCATAATGCGGTGAATAAATCTCTCGCTCTCAATTCTTCAGCACCTGTGTTTTTCTTAATCTCCAACAAGTCCATAATGTCCTTGTGCCAAGGTTCCAAGTAAATCGCAGCACTACCAGGCCTTCTTCCTTGTTGATTAAAGAACCTTAAAGATTCATTAACAATTTTCAAATACTTCAACAATCCTCCCGCGAATCCACCTGAACTATTAATTCTACTTTCTTTACTTCTTATATTGGACATCGATAATCCAATACCTGCAGCATCTGAAGAATAAGTTGAAATATCATTTAAAGTATCCAACAATCCATTACGAGAGTCAGAGTTATTATAGTGTAACACACAAGATGCCAACTGAGGAACTCTAGTTCCCGAGTTAATCATTATTGGTGTTGCTGGTGATATTAATTGATTCGACAATGAATTATAATAATCCATCGCCTCTTCAAATGTGTTTGTTACCCACAACGCAACTCTCATATACATATGTTGTGGTCTTTCAACCACTTTACCTTCAGGTGTTTTCAACAAATACATCTCTTGTAATGACCTCCAAGCAAAGTAATCAAAATTATAATCGTTATCGTGATTTATAACTTCATCAATTTTTTCTGGTCCATAATTTTTAATTGTATCAATTAACTTCTCGTTTACAACACCTGAACCATATAATTCCATCATAGTCTGTGAGAAACTTTCATTAGTTTCTTTATGATATGACGATATTGCAACAGATGACGCTAATCTTGAATAATCGTGATGACTACCGGTATAAGCCGCAGCAATCTCATAAATAAGTTTATCTAACTCTTTGGTTGTAACCAACCCTTCAGTCGGAACCGAAGTGATTACTTTAATAAAAATCTCGTCAGAATTAACGCTTAACCCTTTTGCTGCTCTTTTAATTCTGCTATAAATTTTCTGTGGATTAAACGCGGCATCGTCTCCACCTCTTTTTTTAATTTTTAATGACATCATAATTTATGTTTTTGTTTAGAAATCTTCTGTAAATGTTATGGTTTCGTTCAATTTTGCTTTTTGGTATTCCATAGTTCTTGACTCAAAGAAATTACCTTTAGTTTCAACCGCAATTTGTTCCATGAACTTAAATGGTTGTTCAACATTAAATTCTTTTTTACATCCAAGTTTAACTAAAAGTCCGTCAACCACAAACTCAAGATATTGTTTCATCAAATTTGAATTCATACCAATAAGTGATACAGGTAAAGACTCTGTAATAAATTCTTTCTCAATTTCCAAAGCTGATAATAAAATTTCTTTTATTCTTTCTTCACTTGGTCTATCCTCGATGTGATTGTTCAATAAATGAATCGCAAAGTCACAATGCAAGTTCTCATCTTTAAATATTAATGAATTAGCGTTACACAACCCTTGCATAATACCTCTTGATTTCAACCAGAATATTGAACAGAATGAACCTGAGAAGAAGATACCTTCAACTGCCGCAAATGCAATCAATCTTTCTTGGAATGACGCATCTTTAATCCAGTTCAAAGCCCAATTAGCTTTCTTTTGAACTGCAGGTAATCTATCGATTGCGTGAAAACATTCGTCTTTTTCTTTTGGATTTGACACATAGGTGTCAATCAAAAGTGAATACATCAATGAATGGATATTCTCCATCATCAATTGGAACCCATAGAAGAATTTAGCTTCCGGATATTGAACTTCTTTTAGGAAGTTTTCCGCCAAGTTCTCATTAACAATGCCATCCGATGCCGCGAAGAATGACAATACATTCTTAACGAAATACTTTTCATTATCCGATAAATTTTCCCAATCACGAATGTCATTGGTTAAGTCCACTTCTTCCGCAGTCCAAAAAGCGGCTTGATGTTGTTTATAATATTCCCAAATATCATTATGTTCAATGGGGAAT